TGGAATTATCTGCCTAATTCCAATCAGATTGAATATTAACCATGTCAATGAGAGCATTTTCAACATCAGAAAAACTATCAAGCGTTTCTCCATCTTTGATAGCAGCAATCTCAGCTCTTGCAACTTCATCTTCTGATGCGCCTCCACCTCCACCTCCACCTATGAAAGGATTAAACATATTCATCATTCCCATTATATCACCTCTCAAATTATGTAATAGATGTTACCAGTGAAAGCGGTTTCAAATTTGAGACTCCAAATATTCATACCTCTTTCTCCAGTAAAAGGAGTCACAAAGTGACCTACTGCTGGTATTTCCATTTCTTCATTGGAGTCATTAAGATAAAACTTGGTACTAGCAGTTCCTTCAAATCCCACGAATCTGAGAGAAGAACCCATACTAATATTATCGTTTTCCCTTACTGACGCCTTGATTAATGGTACGCAATTTTCCATTGCTCCAGCTGTGCATTTCCACATTCTGTATTCCATACCATCGCCTCCTTAAATAATTTCTTCACCATATTGGTTAAAAATACTCTTGACTCTACTCATTTGTTCAGGATTATCAATTAATATTTTAATTGTATCTCCCTATAAGAAGCGTCCTGATAATATTCCTATTAAAGATTTACCATTCACTCTTCTGTCATTTGCTCTATATAAAAAAACACTTGAATTTATTTCTTTTAATGAGAATATTAAATTCGCAGCGTTTCTTTTCGAAAGATTTTGTGTGAGATAATATGTACAATCCATCATCATCAACCCCCAATTATTATAATAGCATGACGCCGCCTAAAAGTCAAGCAATTAACAAAATCTTGACTTTTTGATAATTTTATGATATAATAAAAGTATCAAAAAAAAGGAGCGTGAACACACGATGTTAAATATTGAAATGTCTGAGCGTATTAAAAAACTCAGAACAATAAATCATTTTAATTTTATTGGTCCTTTCTTTAATGATAAATAGAAGGACACAGATTTTTCTATTGGAAGCGCAATCAGAGAAATAATTATAAGATATGATTATGAAATAAAACATAATTACACATTTGTAATTAAGTATGATAAGGATATTTATTCATTTTTGGCTTATCGCATGATTTACAGCGCGGGTTCTGTTTTACAGAAAACTATTGATATTAAAATTCTTGGTGATATTGACACTCCAGAAGAGAAAGAAATTTTTAAGGATATCCCAGTAATAGGCTATCGTAAAGCACGAAAGCTGAAGAAGGTTGTCTTCATAACTGGTTATCATCCTATTTATAATGTAATTAACCTAAGCTCTTACTCTAAGACTTTTATTGAAATCTTCAATCCAATTGAAAGATTTTTGCCTGATTCGCTTACAATGGCACAAGAGTTTTATCTTAAGCCGGAGAGTCAATTATGGAGTCTTTTTCTTGAAATGAGAGAGGATAATTACCTTGATTCAAATTGGGAGAGCGTAATTAATAAAACAATTCCAATTGTTGTTTTTAAACTTGAGGGTAATGAGAACGATTTCCCTGTTTTCAATTTCATCTTAAAGTCTTCAAAGGAAGGTAATATTCATATGTATATTGTTGAAAATGAAGAAGCAGCAAAATTCATTACCGATAATTTAAGAATTTATGTTGACACTCGTAATGTTCCTTCTGAATTGAATATTATAAATAATGAAGAATATATAGATATGATAAGTAAATTTACACTTAATTCAAAAATTGAAATTATAAATGAAATTCTTTTCTTTGATAAGAATACATTACCCGAGGAGGAGGATGAAAATGAAAATCATGGTCGTTAATGGGCGCGGCGCGTCAGGTAAAGCTTTACCAAATTCAACTTTAATTCCTACACCAAATGGATATAAAAAGGTTGGAGAAATAAAGGTAGGAGATTTTCTTTTTGATAGAAAAGGAAATCCAACCAAAGTATTGGGCGTATTTCCATAGGGAGAAAAAGAAGTATATAAAGTTTATTTTAAAAATGGAAAAGTTGCAGAATGTTCTGAAGAACACTTATGGAATATACATAAACAAAGTTGGCATAGGGAGAAAAGTAAAAATAAATTTGAGCCATACACCTTAAAGCAAATTATTGAAGAAGGAGTTAAAGTTTCTGATAAAGCAGGATACCGATTTAAGATTCAAAACAATGAAGCAGTAAAATACCCTCATCAAAATTTAAAAATTCATCCTTATGTATTTGGCGTTTTTCTTGGTGATGGGTCTTGTTTAGAAAGACAATTAACTCTATCATCTAATGATATTGAGATTGTTGAAAGAGTTAATACCTTACTAAACGCAGGAGGGTATGTTAAAAAAAGTAAATTTAATTATAACTGGTATTTTTTGAATAGAGAAAAAAAGAAAAATAAAAATAATACGGATGTTAAATATATTCAAACATTAGATTTATTTAAAAATTATAGTGATAATATATGTCAATTAAGTTATAATAAAAGTATTCCAGATATTTATAAGTATAGCTCAATTGAACAAAGAATAGACTTATTATAGGGATTGATGGATACTGATGGTTCAATTGATAAAAACGGAAATATTAAATTTACTTCAACAAGTAAAATATTGATATATGACGTTAAAGAAATTATTGAATCATTGGGCTATTGGGCTACTATATATAAAGATACAAGAAATGATAAATATACTAATGAAATTTGTTATCAATTAGGCATACATATGAATAATAAAGAAAAGGAAAAATTATTCTTTTTATCAAGAAAAAAAGATGTAGCAAAAGCCTTGCCAATTTCTATATTTGATTATAATACAACCCAAATTATTAAAATTGAAAAAACAAATAAAAAAGAAGAAATGACTTGCTTTTTGGTTGATAATAAAGAACATTTATTTTTAATGAATAATTATATCGTCACTCACAATACTACATTTGAAACAATGGTACAAAAGATTGCCGCGGCAAGAGGAAAGGAAGTAAAAGTCATTTCTACTATTACGTATGTAAAGGAAATTGCAAAGCTGTTTGGTTGGGATGGCGGTAAGACTCCAGAAGATAGACGATTCCTCTCAGACCTCAAAGATGCTCTAACTCGTTGGAAAGACCTTCCGTATCAGAAGGTTAAGAGCTTTATTGAGACTTATGAACAAAGTGATACTGACCTCTTATTTATTGATTGCCGCGAGCCTGAAGAAATTGCAAGATTCGTTAATGATTATGGCGCGCTTACAATTCTCGTTCAGCGTGGAGAGTTTGAATTGCTCGGCAACCATGCTGATGATAATGTTCTTAATTATCAGTACGATGTAGTTATTGATAATAACAGAGGGCTTGACGAGTTAATGCAGGAAGCCACTATTTTTGAAGAAACTTTTGTAGATGAAGAAGATTGACTTTCTGAAAAAATTATTTTATAATAATAATAGAAAATGAAAAGGAGAAATGTGCATGGAAATTATAATTGATGGTTTTGGAGATGATTAAATGGCTTATGATTTAACGAATTAGCGATTTGGGAAATTAAAAGTTATAAAAAAATCAAAAAAGAAATCTAATAGAGGAATAATCTGGGAATGTCTTTGTGATTGCGGGAACATTTGTGAAGTTTGTTCTACTGATTTAAGAAAATAGGATACTAAATCATGTGGATGTCTACAAAGAGACAAATTTATACATAAAGGAGAGTACATAATGAAAGATATTATTATTGATGGTTTTAATTTTACAACTATGGCAGCCCAAAAATATTACAGTTTTACATCTTCATTTAAAGGCGACAAAAAGACTAAAGCAAAAGAGTTAATTTTTTCAGATAGATATTTGGGCGCAAGAAAGATGGATGGAGCCTGGGCAATGATTATCAAGGACATGGACGGTAACTTCCATATGCGTAGCCGCACTGAGTCTGTTAATGGTGGCTATCAGGATAAGGCAGAATGGATTCCTCACATTTGTAAACAGCTTGCTGCAATTCCAAACGGTACTGCACTTGTTGGTGAGATTTACTTCCCTGACAATGAAGGTAGTCGTAAGATTACATCAGTACTGAACTGTCTCAAGGATAAGTGCCTTGAAAGACAGAAAAAGAATGGATATCTTCATTTTTACATTTTTGATATAATTGCTTGGAATGGTAAGTCAATGATTGATATGGAATTTAAGGATAGAATTAAATATCTTAATCTTGAACTTTTTAAAGACCTTGCAAATGTTGAAACAGCAAACTATGTAATGGGTGAAGACCTTTGGAATCTTTACAGTGAGATTATTGCCGCAGGTGGAGAAGGTATTGTAATCACTCGTGAGGATTGTCATTATCTTTGTGGTAAGAGAACGGCATGGATGACACTCAAGATGAAGAAAGAGTTGGAAGATACAATCGACGCTTTCATTGACGGTGATTACAAGACAGCAACTCGTCTTTACACCGGTAAGGAAATTGAGACTTGGACTTTCTGGGAAAATACAAAGACAGGTGAAAAGTTTAATACTTGCAAGTTCGATGATTTTTCAAATGGTGTTCCTGTTGAGCCAGTTACTAAGCCTTACTTCTATGGTTGGGCAAGTGCAATATCATTCTCTGTAATGAACGGAGATAAGCCTGTTCATATTACTTGGATATCAGGTATAACTGATGAACTTAAGAAGGAAATCGTTACAAATCCTGACAAGTGGATTGGTAAGGTTGCAGAGCTTACTGCAATGGAAATTGAGCATATCGACAATGATTACACATTGCGTCATGGTAAAATTGAGAAATGGCGTAATGATAAGAATTCCACAGATTGCGAGTTCAGTCAGCTTACTAAGTAAAAAATTGGACTATAAACAATGTAAAACTACATTATATTAGTAGAGGTAGGTTCTATCCTACCTCATTTTTTTACAGTGAGGTGAAAGAAATGCACGACGGTTATGTTTATGGAACATGGGTTCCTTACCCATATGACTTTGAAGCTCCATGTCAGACACCAAGTTCCGCCGCAAGATCTGCTCCAAAAGATTATTCTTATGAAGTAGACGAGCCTTGTGAAAGACCTGCGTCTGTTCCAGAGTTCAAACCGGACCTTGTAATTAAGCCTGAGTTTGGTCCGACTCCGAATCCGCCAGGAACTCAAGAGCCTGTTGAGATGAAAATTCCTCGTATGCCATATCCGAAGAGACCAATTCTTGCGCCAATCCCTCCTCAGTTACCACCAAAGCATACACAGGTACAGCCTCGCTGTTTTACTTGTCGTCACTTTGAAATGTGTGGTTTTAAGAAGGACTATCTTAAGACCATAACTTTGGTATAGAACAGTCTCGGCGCACCACAAGCAAGTTATGAAATTACAGATAAGTACATTATAATCCCAGACTTTGTTGGTTTCCCTCTTGCAAATGAGGATAAATACTTCCCTAAAGAGGTCGACTTTGACAACATAGACCATAAAGGTCATTTATTCCTTGCAAAATTCAACGGTATCAACTATGTAAATGTTGTATATCTTGAAGGTCATCACTATATTCTTATTCAATTAGAATATAGTAAGGATACTGAGCTTTATGAACTTAAGTCTTGTGAAGAAGCTTTCTATGGAGTTAAATATGAATTATCTGCAAAGTCTCTTGAAGAAATTCAGCTCGGACTTATTGAATGGAGAGAGGTTATTGTAAATGCTCAAAAACCACCTCCGCCGCCAAGAAAAGATATTATCAATACAACACACTTTTCTGCAAATTTGAATTGTGATATGTATGATTGGAACAAGGAAACTACTGAGCAGGCAATCGCAAGATTGGTAAAACAGTTCCCATATGGTATTCCAATTGATGAAGACGGTCACAGATTCTATCATGTAGCTACTTTCCATATTGCAAATGGAGAAGTTCCTTATTCTCCATACTTCCCACCTAAGCCGCCGAAACCTAAGAGACCACTTAAAAGATTTGGAGATATGTAATGTCAAAAGGAGAAGAAAAAGTTGAAAAACTCCTACGCTCACATAATCTTTATTTCCAAAAAGAAGTTTCCTTTCCTGACTTAAAAAGTTTAAAAGGAAATTTATTAAGATTTGATTTTATCGTTTATGATAAAAATAATAAAATTATTTGCGCCATAGAGATAGATGGAGAACAACACTTTCATAGAGTTCCCCATTTTCAGAAAACTGTTTCTGAATTTAAACAGACTCAAGAGTGGGACAGACGTAAAAACGCTTACTGCTTAAGGAAGAAGATACCTCTGATAAGAGTACCTTATTGGGATTACAATAATCTCACTTTTGAGTCTTTATTTACTAACCCGGCGTATAAAGTTTCTTCGAAATACCATAATGATTTATTAAATCGGAGGTGAGAATGTGAACGAAGTAATAATCGCTGCTATTGCCGCGGGACTTGGTTCTGTAATAACAATCGTTGGCAAAGTAATTGTTGACATTATTAAGGCAAAGAAGGAACCAGACCAAGCTGATTTAGAATTGAAAGACAGTCTTCAAAGAGAAAAGGAAAAGAATGATGCGGCTATCCAAGCATTCACTGATTTTGGAAAAGAGATTAAAAGAGCTGTAGATGAGCTCAAAAGTGAGGTAACTCAGAAAATTGAGGAAATGGATGAGAGAATTGAATCATATCGCAAGGAAACACGCGAAATCAATAGGTCTGAGATTAGACACTCTATTACTCAGATTTATTTTGAACATTGTAATGATAAGGCCTTAGATATGAGAACCAAGGAAGACCTTTGCTCATTGTATAATGTGTACAGTAATATTGGAGGAAATTCCTTTGCACATGAGCTATATGAAGAAATGATGACTTGGCAAGTTAAATAATGTAATTTTGAGGGCAGGCAACTGCCCTCATTTTGTTGACTTTTTATAAAAATTAAGATATAATAAAAATAGATTAAATGAAAAGGGAAATGAATATCGAAACCTTACGGTAAAGATAGTGGTATGATTACTAATGGCGTTCCTTGTTTTAAGAAAGATGATATTTGCGAGCATTATGAGGAGGATGTAGGATGATTGAAAAGTTTATTATTTATACTGACGGGGCTGCAACAATGAGAAAAGTTGATGGACAGTACGTTCGTGAAGCAGGTGGCTGGGCATATGCAGTTCTCGACGAAAATGAAAAAATATTATTTGACAACTATGGTCACGCAGATAATACAACAAATCATGAAATGGAACTCAATGCAATCTTCCAAGGTCTTATAAGATTTAATGGTCTTGGCTATACTGGTAAGACCGTTGAAATTCGTTCTGACTCTGCTTACTGTGTAAACATTTTCAATGACTGGATTAAGGGCTGGAAAGCTAACGACTGGACTCGTGGCAAAAAGCATGAGCCTATTGAGAATGTTACACTTATTAAGAATATTGACTGGGCACTTAGCGAAGCAACTCGCTACTTCAATAAAGTTACATTCGTTAAAGTAAAGGGACACGCAAATGACGAGTGGAATAACTATGTTGATAAGCTTGCAGTTGATGGAAAAGAAAGAAGATGGAGAAAGCAGGAAGATGACGCAATGCTTCTCTTTGGTGTTGTCCCTCCAAATCCAATCCCGAAAGTTTGCGCTGAGAAATAATTAAAAGGAAATCAGGTGGTTCGACTCGAATGACACCAAATCATTAGAGTTTGACTATCTGATTTTTACTTTATAATTACCATGTCTTGACTTTTAAAGTTGGATGTGGTATAATTATAATAGAATAAATAAAAAGGAGTGAGGATATGGCTAATATAAGACTTTATTCTACTGGCTGTCCAAAGTGTAATGTACTTAAAAAGAAGCTTGATGCTTTAAATGCCAAGTATGATGTCATTACAGACGCGGATGAAATTAAAGGAATTTGTGAAGCAACTCATAATGATTCATTGCCTATCTTACAGGTTGATGAAGCATGGGGAACAGTAACCTATGATTTTGCAAGAGCAATTGACTGGATGAAAAAGGTAGGTGAGAGCAATGCTTAATATTGGAAGAAAGAATAAAAATTTCACAACTCAGTGGAATAAACTGTAGAACGAATTTGGTACAGAGCTTGCCTATTTAAACGGCTTTGGTGATGACCAGCTTTCTCTCGGAGAATTTATTGACAATTTCGTTGACGAGCCAGTTGTAGCTGATAGCTCAATTGACTCAAACAGTAATGTAAGAAGAAAAGATATTGTAACCCTTCTTTCAGAAATGCCAAAGCCACACAGAAAGGTTATGGCTTTTCAGAAGATTTATTATGAAATGCAGAAGGAGTATGGTTTCAAGGCTGCTAATGAATGGCTTCGCCGCGAGTGGATGGGTGAAATGTAAACAACTTGCCCTTAGATTACTTTTCCCTTTATCAAGGGGGTTCATATTTAATATGAGCTAACGAGGAAGGCTTTTGCTAATCTCGTGGGAATTTATTTACGAAAAATCTTTTTTGTTTTGTCAAGGAGGTTTACTTATGAAAAAAGATATTTATGTAATTACCAATATAATTACTGGGATGCAATATGTGGGACAGAGTTCTAATGCTCAAAAAAGATTTCTTGCTCATAAACAAGCTAAAGATGGGACAGTTTTTCATCAAGTTATTAGGAATTATGGTCCAGAAAATTTCTTTATAGAAGTATTAGAAGAACAAATCGAAAATTTTAATGAAAGAGAAAAGTATTGGATTAAAAAATTGAATACCCTATACCCTACTGGATATAATATGACCAAAGGCGGAGAGGGGTATCCTCACTTAAATGGAGAGCTTTCTTATCAGAGTAAATTAACTAATGTTCAAGTGAACCAAATTATAGATTTACTCTTAAATTCTTCATTATCTCAAGAGCAAATAGGTGAAAAGTTTAATGTTACACAAGAAATTATTAGTAACATAAACAGAGGGAAAACATATTTTAGAACAAATTGTTCTTATCCTATTCGCTCCACAAAAGAAAAAGAACAAGAAGCATCTCAAATCATTTCTGAAATTTTAAATAATAAAAATTTAACTTTAAAACAAATCGCAAAAAATCATCCAAATTTTTCTTATTTTATGATAAAAGCAATTAACGAAGGAAAGAGTTACAGAAAAAAAGATTTAAAATATCCTCTTGCTATTGAAACTGGCAATAAATTAAAAGAAAATGATATTATTGCGATAAAAAGTTTCTTGGAGCATGATGATTTAACTATTATTGATATTGCAAATTTTTTTCACGTAAACAAGCAAGCCATAGAAAAAATTAACCAAGGAGAAGCTCATTTTCATCCCTCTTGGGATTATCCTCTTAGGAAGCATGCTGTTTACAAGAAAAATATTTCTATTGAGGATTTAAATCAAATTAAATTTTTGTTAAAAAATTCAGACCTCTCTTTTCGAGAAATTGCTCGGCGGATGAATATTAAGTCCCATAGCACTATTAGTAATATCAATAGTGGAAAAACTAAAGCATATTTTGAACCCAATGAAAATTATCCAATTCGTAAATAAAAGCCTGTAACGACTACCTCGTGAAGAGGACTACAAATGCTATTGATACGCATTTGGAAAGAGTAATTATTTGTCTTCAAAAGGCAAATCTAAAAAATAGTCTAATAATTGGAGTTGTATTTACATGACTCAGATACTGCAACCTTCAAGTCTTATTGTTTTGCTTACGATTTAAAGGATTTGGCTGAAAAGGGATTGTTTTTCCTTGGTGACACCTTTAATGCTAAGCCGCCAAAGCACTTGACAACTTTTGTTGACTTCGTAAAAGAGTATATCAACTTTGCAAGTAACAGAACTTCGGGTGAATTTGCTGCGCCCATATGTTTCTTTTCTGCTTACCAGCAGGGTCGCATTTGCGGCTAACGGGGGAGGCTAAGTGAATGAATAATTCATATGTTAGTCCCGTGGGAATCATTAGAAAAGATATCTACATTATTAAAAACAACATTAACACTAAAGTTTATATAGGACAAGCTTTAGATAGTAAAAAGAGATTTCAATCTCATTGTAAAGGCGATTATGATAATTCTTTAATTGATAAAACAATTCAAAAATACGGAAAAGAACATTTTTGGTTTGAAATTTTAGAGTCTCAAATTGAAAATTACAATGAAAGAGAAAAATATTGGATTAAATATTATAATTCAAAAAAGCCATTCGGATATAATATCCTTGATGGCGGAAATGAGCCTCCTATTTTTTATGGAGATGAACATTCTAATACTAAAATTTCAGATGAGGATGTGCTTAAACTAAAAATAGACTTGGCAACAACTCAAATTTCTTTATCTCAGTTGGCAAAGAAATATAATATTTCTAAAAGACAAGTATTGAGAATAAATCAAGGCATTAGTCGAGCTTTATTAAATGAAAAGTATCCAATTAGGAAAAATTCTAATATAAATGGAAAAATAACAGAAGAAGATGTAGATAATATTATTGATATTCTCAAATACACTTATCGTTTTAATGGAGATATTGCAAGAGAATATGGAGTTGAAGTTCATGCTATTTCTAAAATAAACGCTGGAATTACACATCATAGGGATAATATTCAATATCCAATTAGAAATTGGAAGAGCAGCGGTGTAATATTATTTACTTATGAACAAGTTTCTGATATTATTGACGCTTTATTAAACACAAAAGAAAGCATACAATCTTTAGCAAAAAAATATAATGTAGATAGAAGAGCCATTGAAGGAATTAACCGTGGCACTTCAAAAAAATATTTTCGTGAAGGACTGTCCTACCCATTACGAAAATTCTAATGAAGCCTGTATCGACTATCCACGCTAAGTGGAGTACTCTTGCTATTGGTACGTGAGGGGACAGAGAAACACTGCGACAAAGGTCGTAGGAAAATCCAGTCAGTCCCGATAGAAATATCGGAGTTCCGACGGCAGTCGGATTACCAAACCTTATTCCTTATATGTATTACTTCTGGAAAGAAGACCAGAAGAAGGCTTACTTTGGCATTACAGAATGGGACGAGTATGCTTATCAGAACATTCAGAGATTTATTTATGCCGTTAATCAGCCTTGCGTAAGGGATAGAATCTAATTAGAACTGTCCATTTATTACTTTTCCAGTAATCACTGGGGTCACTTAAATAGTGGCTAACGAGGGAGCCTGGAGCCCTGTCGGGAGACATAGGTATGGTAATCTCGTGGGAATCATTTAATTGCTCTAATAAAATAAAAATAAAGGAGGTGAATAGATGGAAAAATATATTTATATAATCAAAAATAATATTAACAATAAGGTTTATATCGGTCAATCCAATAATCCTAAACATAGATTTAATCAACATTGCCGCCCTAATAATGATAATAGTTTAATAGATTTAGCTATACAAAAATACGGTAAAGAACATTTTACTATGTCAATATTAGAAGGTCCAATAAAAAACTATAATGAACGAGAAAAATATTATATACTCAAATATAAATCTTTAAGACCAAATGGATATAATATTCTTGAAGGAGGAAATGAACCGCCTCTTTTTAAAGGCATTGAACATCCTGAAGCAAAATTTAAAACTAATATAGAATTAGAAAAAATTGTTTCAGATTTAAAATTCACAAAAAATAGTATAAGAGATATTGCAAAAAAATTTAATATATCTTCCTCTTGTGTAAATGATGTTAATTTAGGAAATACTTATTATAATTTAAATGTTGAATATCCGCTTAGAAAAAATCCTAATCCAACTGGTAAACTTACTCAAGAAGATATTGAAGAAATTATATATTCTCTAAAATTTAGTTATTCTTCTTATGAAGATATTGGAAAAAGATATGGAGTAGAGGGAAGGACTATTTCAAGAATAAACAGTGGAATTTATCATAAACAAAATAATATTTCTTATCCAATTAGACAATATCGAGCAACAAAAAATGCTGGTCAATTAACTTATCATCAAGTCTCAGAAATTATTGAACTAATTTCTACAACAAAAATAAGTTTAAGACAAATTGCGCTACAATATAATGTGGCTCCAAATATAATAATTGGTATTAAAAATGGTTCAACAAAAATGTATAGGAGAGATAATCTTATCTATCCACTTAGAGCAAATAATTAAATGAAGCCTGTATCGACTATCCTCACGAAGAGGAGTACCTCCGCTATTGATACGCGGCGGGAAAGAGTAATATTACTTTTAACTAAGTAATAAAAAATAGTCAGCGCATAATGAAAATTATGATAACGTGGGTTAGCAGTCTGCTTTTACAAATACATCAGTATTTGACAGAGAATATTTGATGGCTTTGTTCGGTGGTTCAGAGTTTCCAAATGGCGAACTTATGGTTGACCACATTGATGGTATTATGGATTTCCAAAAGCTTTATATGAAAGCTATGAGTGATATTCGTTCAGAGAATATGTTTACATTCCCTATTTCTACGATTTCACTTGTAAGAAAGGATGGAGAGTTCCTTGACCCTGAGTTTGCAGAGTGGGGAATTGGACATAATATGAGGTGGAGTGATTCAAACCTCTTCATTGATGATAATGTTTCAAGCCTTTCTAATTGTTGCCGCCTTAAGAGCGATATTCGCGACCTTGGGTATGTAATAAATGCCCTATTATCCCTTTACCAGTAATCTCTGGGGTATACTTTAAAGTATGCTAACGGGGAAACCTGAAGCCCCTGTCGTGAGACATAGGTATGGCAATCCCGTGGGAAGTCTTTTCATCTATAATTTCTCTCAGCTTAGAGAGGTGATATAGTGAAGAAAAGCATTTATGTAATCAAAAATAAAATCAATAATAAAGTTTATGTGGGTCAAGCAATAGACCCACAACATAGATTTATAGCTCATTTATCAAGAGCCAAAATGAATGCTGATAACTCTCCTATTCATGACGCAATAGAAGCATTAGGTAAAGAAAATTTCTATTATGAAATTTTAGAAAAAAATATTGAAGATTATAATGAAAAGGAGAAATATTGGATAAAAAAATTAAATTGTAAAATTCCTAATGGATATAATTTAACGGATGGCGGCGAAGAGCCACCGACATTTTATGGAGAAAATCATCCAAGAAGTGTAATATCTGATAAAACAGTATATGATATTATTAACGATTTAAAATAGAGTAAATTAACACAAGCACAAATTGCTGAAAAATATAATGTTAATACACAAATGATTACTTCAATTAACCATGGTACAACTCATAAAATAAATTGTGTTGATTATCCAATTAGAAAAGGAACTCCATATCATTTGTTACCAGAAGAAGTTGATAATATACAATGGTTATTACTTAATAGGGAATTTACAATAAAGACTATTGCAGAATACTTCCACGTATCGGAAGGAACAATAAAACACATAAATGCTGGAAGAAATTATAAAAATTCTGCTCTATCTTATCCGTTAAAAACAGGTAGAGCAAAAGGTGAAAAGGAACCTGTATCGACTATCCTCGCCAAGAGGAGTACACTTACTATTGATACGTAAGTGGAAATGGGGATATGCTTACACAGGATATGTAAGTATAAGAGATAGTCAGTGCCCACAGAAATGTGGGGTTACACGATTTTAATTCCATTGGTGGTACTGCATTGAAAGTTGGTTCTGTTAAGGTTAATACAATTAACTTGACAAGACTTGCTCTTGATACAAATACAAAAGAAGAGTATCTTGAAGAATTGAAGAACAGAACTCTTTGTATTGTCCGTTCACTTCATGTTGTTCGTCACATCATTAAGAGAAATGTTGAAAAGGGATTACTTCCTAACTTCAGCTTTAGTCTTATTGATTTTGAACATCTTTACAACACAATCGGCTTTATTGGTATTTATGAAACAATGAAGAAGTTCGGTTGTACATATCAGGATAAACTTGGTAATACATATTACACACAGGAAGCTGCTGATTTCGGTAAGCAGATTTTCGATACAATGAGAGAAGTTGCAGATAAGTTCCTTGAAGAGGGCGGCTATGACTATAAGATTAACACAGAACAGATTCCTAAACATCACTGGGAATGCGTGGCATAACGTCAAATAAACCACGAAAAATAAAAAGTTCCACTAATTGACTTGGAGTTCTTTATAAGTTAGCGTTTCTTATAAAGATAACAGGGCGCAAGCGTAATGGTAGCGTGAACGACTAAATGTGGAACCTCCAAATTGACTAAAATATTGGAGATGCGATAGTCTGAACTTCACTTATATA